CGTTCATTTTACCCTTGACAATCTCAAGGCGGACTTTTATAATCGTCAAGGCGAAATTGAAAGTAATTTAAAGCAATTCTATAAAACATTGTGCTATTTTTTCATGTTTAGTTTACAAAGCCGCAAAATAAAAGCACTTACTTCATAAGTAAGTGCTTTTATTTTATCTATTCATTATTTATAATCCATTTTATTTTTACATCATCCCATACATCAGGTTCGAAATGTATTTCTAATGTCTTCCAATCCTTAGGTACCTCATAACCCAAAGAGCCTACTAATTTTTTCCCAGGCGCTATAGTACCATCCATTGTTTGCCCAGCTTCCATCATTGCCCCAAAATTCTCGTTAAGCACAACATCATCTACATAAGCATCAAAACTTAATAATGAACTTACATTAATCTCTTCATCAGATATATTCTCTATTGTCATATTTACAATAATAAACTCATGGCCATCTGCTGGCTTATTAAAATCACTACCTTCTGATCTTTCTGCCCCAGTAATAATTGCTTTTACCTTGCTAGTTTCAACTACATCTCCCATGTAAAAAAACTCTTGCTTAGATCCTTCTATTTCTGTTGTTTCTTCTTCGGTATTTAATGTAGTTTGTGTAGATTCTACATCAACCTTCTTTGGAGTATCTTTTTCTTCTCCACCTGATCCAATTATGCCTATAATAACAATTATTACTAAAGCAATAAACCACCATCTCTTATAAAATGGTTTTTTTAGCTTTAAAGGCTTCTCCTCTTGTTGGTTTGATAAATCAGGAGACCCATATACTCCCATAATATCACCCCTTATTAGCAATATTTGTTACTTATATGGTACCAAATATTTCAACAGCTAACAAGGGCTAACTCCCAAAAGCTTTTCTCATTATTTCCTGGAATACTTTTATTTGCCTTTCTGCTTCTTTCTTATCAAATGTACCTATGTTTCTAAATTTCCTGCTTCTCCATTCATTTCTGATTCTATGCTGTTCTGGGGTGTAATGCTTTAAGATTTCTTTATCATTCTCACTTCTAATTGTAATAATTTGCCCTAGAGGAGTTTTAGAGTTTAGACCGCTTAATAATGTTGTAAATTCTCCCCATGACATATCAGGTTCATTTCTCAATCTAATACCATATTGAGTAGCAAAGGAGGCTTCTATAAGCCCCCAATCTTCAAATAAATCAAACCATATTTCTTTTCCTTGCCCATTATAGGCCTGCCGACTGACGAAACAATTTTTCTGCATCTTCAAAGGTTATCTCTTGTATTGCTGCCATAATTGCAATCACAATTGTTTGATAATCTTTTATTGATAGATTCATTTCATCTATTTCTTTAGCTGCTTTTTCCCCTAATAGCATCTTTATTGTTTCATCAAGAAATTCAATACTATCTATATTAGCGTCTTGCATTTTCTGATACATCTTTAGAATAGTATTTTTTCTATCATCTATTTCATATACTTTATCTTCTGCTAGTTTTAATTTAGGTCGCTCATTTGTTAGTTTAGCAGATATATCTATTACTTTACTCATAGTCTACCCCTCCTATACTGCAGAAACATAATTAGGTTTACCGTCAGATTGCAGTTCAAACTCCAATGTTGATACATTTGTACTGTCTCCTCCAAAAGGAGTAGTTACGTTCACAATACAATCAAACTCTAACTTGTCCCCATCTGGAAACTCTATTGCTGCCTTTGTAGAGCAATCTAATCCACTCTTCCAGGCCATTTCTGCTATATAATCATTACCAGGATCGCCTACATGCCTTTTCCCGCTTAAAGATATAGTAAATCCTTTACCTGTCATTAAACGTCTTACCCAGCCCTCTGTATCCATTGGTGTCCATTCCTCTACATTACCATCAATAGATGGTGAGAAGGTTTCCATGTCTTTTATGATTACCATGTCTTGTTCAGTACTTTCCCTACCATTAATGCCAATTTTAAACTTGATATTAAAAACTGGATATACACCTAAATTAGCCATTGTTTTTTTACCACCTTTCATGTATAATCTCTAAATCAATTACATATTCATATATTCCAGATTCATCTACACCAAGGTAGATAGGTTCTGGGTCTCTCATATTAAATTGAATTACTCTTCTACCTGCTATCTCCACATTGGTTAATCCATGCAGAGCATTATAAACCTCTTGAGCCTTTAATTCGCTTTCTTTTACATTCTTGTTCCAATGAATGAGTATTCGTATACCTTTTCCCTTATAAGAGCTATTTTGAGGCCCTCCAATGGCCATAGGATTAATAAAAGCTTGGCCATTGTATATTACTATAGCTTTTTCATCTGTGGTCCTTAATCCACCTGCAAACCAGTTAGGACAGTCTATTTTAGTTTTTAACCAATCCCTAAAATCACTTATTGTCATTTAATTACACCACCAGATAACTGTTTCAGAAACTCTCCATATGTTTTAGTTAGCCATTCTTTCTTTGGACCATGAATAAAACTATCCATCCATCTCCCTTGTGCATTTGGGTTTTTGTCAGTTCTAAAATTATATTGGGGATTAAAGTATAGCCTTCTGGCATATGGAGTATTGTAGCTAATATAACCCTTATTTCCCTCTACTCCTGTTTTAGCTGATTCTTCAAGGTTGCCAGTTTCTTTCGGCACCACCAGCATATTGTTTATTTCACTTTTCATAGCTTCCATAGTCAAGGGTAAGGCTTTTATTGCTGCTTCTTCAATCTTTCTAATTGCTTTTTGATTTAATTTTAATTTAGATTTTACCTTAATCATTTATATCAAATCCAATTCTGTAGAATATATTGAACCATCTGGATTACGGGGTTTTCTACTTCTATAGATAGTCCTTTTTATAGCATCAATAACTACATAACCTTTAATAAGCTTTCCAGGGTATATATCCCCTTTTAGAAGTACCTTTCCTGCTAGTTCAACTACTTGTCTTTGCTCATTTAATGTGGTCTTGGTCTTTTCGCTATAATTACACTTTCCATCAAATATTAGCTTTTCTTCTACTCCATCCTCTGTTTCTTCTTCTGCATAAACTTTAATAGGTGTTACTAGACACCAATCTGGAAATGGAAGTTTCATATTATAACCTCCTAATAGTAAGGCCAGTTTGTGCTAAATAGTCTAATGTTTTTTTATCGGCTATTATTCCACCAGCTCCTTGGTTATTCTTATCAAAAGATAAGCTTACATCACCAATACTGAAACCACCTAGAGGACTACTTAAATATTCCCCATAGTTGGCCAAGAAATCTACCTGATGGCATATTGCTTTTTTAATTAAATTTTGTTGATATTCTGTAAGATTTTCAAATCCTCTTTTTCTAATTCTTCCATATGTCAATCTATCAACTTGGTCAGATGCTTCTTCTAATAATTTAGTAGCTGCATTTTCGTCTAAACTTCCCTTAAAGGTGTCTTTATAATACTCATAATCTACATAAGCCAAATAACTCACCCCTTAAAAGCTAAGGAGAGAGCTACTTGCCCTCTCCTTTTTTCTTATCATCTTTCTTTAATGCATCTAATTCCTTTTTTAATTTCTCATTTTCTTTCTTTAGTTTTGCTATTTCTTTAGTTTCTTCTGTTTCTATTTCTTCAAATACTAACTTATCATCTTTTAGTTCTGCTATCTTGTAGCCCATATTAATATATTTCTGTTTTTCATCTTCTGTGATTTTATATTGTCTATTAGCTTTTATTGCATACATAGATTATCCCTCCTATACTGTAGCCTCTGCGTTTATTGCTATAGCATCCTTCTTTGCCTTTATAACGAATAAATCAGTATACATTCTGTTTTGGTACAAGTAACCAAAGGCAGAGTCAGGAGTTTGTCCTTTATTCCATAGGTATATATCAGATACCTTTACTGGAGCCAATATTGCAGATGTATGGTACAGTATCATATTTATTTGTTTTGCTCCCTCTCCCGGTGTAAAGCCTTCAGAAAAATCATATAAAGTTTTCATCCTATCAGATGGTACTGTTACTATAGTTACTTCATCTAAGGACCTAACATTTCTGTTAATGTTTTTAGCCCCACCACTTACATCAATAAACCTTTGTAGCTTTTCAGCATTTTTAAGCATTGTGTAAACCCTAGGAGTTACTTTTAACATCCTTCCACTTTGAGGTACTGCTGCTTCATCCATAGCTTCCATCATTTGGTCGAATATCTGTAAAATGTTTTGTTCTGTTAATGTTTCTGTGTTAACCTCTCCACCATTAGCCACAAATTCTGCATATAATTTGGAATATCTAAATGCATCTAATTCAGGAATAGCCTGCTCCTGATTAAATACCGCTGTAATATTTGCTGCGGATAATACTTGATTAGTTTCATCTACATCCATTTCGTCTACATAGAATTCTATATTTCTATCATGAGTAAGTGTAAAAGCTTGGAATGTATTTCCTACAGTTCCTCTATTCTTTGTACCATCTCTTACATGGTCCTTATAACCACTTAAAGTTATAGTAGGCACTTTAATTGTTTGTGCATCTATAAAGTTATACCTTCTAATGGATATTTTTCTTGAGGAGTGATCAATATGACAAGCTATACAAAACTACTTAATAATCTAGAGACTTTAAAGTTAGAGAAATTTAGAAGTTACTTGCCTAACTATATAGAGGAAATAACTAAAAATCAAATTCCATTTACGGAAGCATTATTACACTTGACTGAAAAATAATTAGATTTTAGAAATGATAGAGCTTCAAAGATTCAAATAGCAGTATCTGCTTTCCCATTTGAAAAGACACTAGAAGAATTTGATTTTGATTTCCAACCATCATTAAATAAAGCTCAATTGTTAGATTTGGAGAGCTTAAGGTTTCTAGAAAACAAAGAAAATATACTTTTTTATGGGTCCTCTGGGGTAGGAAAGAGCCATTTAGCTGTTGCACTAGGAATTGCAGCAGCTAAAAAAAGATATATAACATATTTCATATCCTGCCATGATCTAATTATGCAACTAAACAAAGCTCATGCAGAGAATAGATTAGAAGCCAAGTTAAAGCACTTTTCTAAGTATAAGCTGCTAATTATAGATGAAATAGGATACTTACCAATAGATAAGCAAGGTGCAAATCTACTATTTCAGCTAATAAATAAGAGATATGAAAAGAATTCAACGATTATTACGACTAATCAACCATTTAGCAAGTGGGGAGAAGTATTTTCAGATATAACCCTTGCTAATGCAATTCTAGATAGGCTAATACACCATTCAACAATAATAAAAATAACTGGTCCTTCTTATCGTTTAAAGGATAAGATGGATCAGCTTGAATCAAAGAAAAGTAGTAACAATTAAATTCTAATTAATGTACATTTTGAGATTCTAAAAATTATACATTTTGGGATTGACATTTACAATTGTTCTTGCAATATATTTGCGATTTCGTAAAGTAAGTAGAAATGTTGTTGTTAATATATATGGAGGTTCTTTATTAGTAAAAAACTCTTGTTTAAGGTCTTTATTGTCTTTTACCACC